AAGAGATCATCGAAGCCCTGCGTCCTTCATGGATACAGGGGCTTTCTGTTCTCGGCGGTGAGCCATGCGAGGAGGAAAACGAGCGTGTGCTGCTGCCGCTGCTGAAGAAGATCTGGTGGGAGATGCGGGAAAAAGATATCTGGCTGTTCTCCGGATACACCTACGAGATGCTTCAGAACGATGAGATTCTCCGCTATGTGGATGTTCTTGTGGACGGTCCGTTCTTGCTGGAGCAGCGGGACATCTCCCTGCCATTCAGGGGCAGCAGGAATCAGCGCATCATCAAATTGAGAGGAGGCAAGCCGATATGGTAACGAAAAAGAACTGCCGCTGCGATGCCTGCGGATGCGCCTTTGTGCCGGAGCCGAAAACGCAGCGTGAGGGCGAGATCGAGTACAGCTTCTTCCGCTGCGACTACTGCGGCAAGGCGTATCTCGTATCCGTGACGGATGCAGACCTCCGTAAAGATATCCGCAGATACAGAACGCTTGCGGAAAAGCACAAAATCAAGCCTCTGAGTGAGCAGACGCTCCGTGAGATGGCTGCGCTGAAGGATGCCAACACAAAAAGAGCCGCAAAGCTGCGGCAGATATATATTCTGGAGGGATGAGATGAAAACAGCAGAACTTCGTGTGATCCCTGTCACGGAGCTGAAGCCTGCGGCATATAACCCGCGCAAAAAACTGAAGCCTGGCGATAAGGAATACGAAAAAATCAAAAACAGTATCGAGGAGTTCGGCTTTGCCGATCCGCTGGTAGTCAATGCCGACATGACCATCATCGGCGGACACCAGAGACTGACCGTACACCTATCACGCCTATACCGATGAAAAGCCCGGAGAGCATGATAAGGATATCATTTTCCGTCGGGATGAAATTTTACACATCCCCGGCTTAGGCTTTAACGGATTGGTCGGATTCTCACCGATAGCGATGATGAAAAATGCACTCGGTGCAGTCATGGCAGTGGAGCGATACGGCAGTGCCTTCTTCAAAAACGGAGCGCAGCCTGCTGGTGTGCTAGAGCATCCGGGTGTGCTGAAGGATCCCCAGAAAATACGCGACAATTGGACAAAGGCTTACGGGGGCGCAAGGAACGCACACCGCATCGCAGTCCTTGAGGAAGGAGTGCGCCCAGACGGGCGTCATTGATAGTAGAATTTGGTACTACCACCCACAATCATGGGTGAGTTGACCTGTCTTACCGCAATGCGAAAGTTGATGCGGGAACATAGCACGACAGGAAAGCGGTGAGTTACCCAAAGGCTAAAGGGTACGACTGAACCGCCACAACAATCGGATATGAGGTTTAAGTTGTCTACTGAACGTGAGACTTGAGTGTCCATTTCCGAGGGGAATTGGGAAATTAGCCTGTTACCCATTCCGTGACTGGCTGTCTTTACATCCTTCAAAGGCAGCATGATTGCAAATGTCACGGCACGAGCAGGAGAACCTGTGTTAAAGAGTCTAAAGCGGAACCGACAATCCGAGCATACCAAGCAATGACGCTAACTGGGGATACCCTAAAGGCGGATGCCGAAAGGCTATAGTCTATAGGACTTGAATACCGCCCATGGGTACGGAGCGTTCGTAGTAGTCTGAAAGAGTTAATGGCTCTTACATGGCGAAGGAACGCAGTTTATGCAACTCTAAAAGGAAAGGTGAAAGGGAGGAGAAACCTCAATGAAACCAACATCTGAAATTTTAGAACGAATGTACAGAAATTCTGAAGAGCATTCAGACGGTATCTACACGCGGCTCTATAGGTATCTTTTGCGAGAGGATATCTACATAACCGCATACAAGAATCTCTACGCAAACAAGGGCGCAGGAACTGAGGGTGTGGACAACGATACAGCCGACGGTTTTGGGAAGGAATATGTGAATCAGATTATTGAGGAACTGAAAAACCTGACCTACGAGCCTAAAGCGGTAAAACGTGTCTATATTCCTAAGCGCAACGGTAAAATGCGTCCGTTGGGCATTCCGTCATTCAGAGACAAGCTGATACAAGATGCGATACGACAGATACTTGAAGCAATCTACGAGCCTGTTTTCAGTGCCCATTCGCACGGATTCAGACCGAATAGAAGCTGTCATACAGCGCTGAAAGAAATCAGCCGGTCATTCCGCAGTATAAAATGGTTCGTCGAAGGTGACATTAAGGGATGTTTTGACAACATTGACCATGCGGTTCTGCTGAATCTTCTTTCTGAAAAGATTAAGGACAGTAAGTTCATAAATCTAATAGGAAAGTTTCTGAAAGCAGGCTACATGGAAAATTGGGAGTACCACAAGACATACAGCGGTACCCCACAGGGCGGTATACTTTCCCCAATCCTTGCAAATATCTACCTGCATGAGCTGGATAAGAAAGTAGAATCCATGCAAATGGAGTTCAATGCACCTGCCAACCATGCCTATACACCTGCATACGGCAAAAAGGTAAGAGAAATTGTTAAATTGAGGAAACGTTATGGCGAATGTGCTGATGAAACGGAAAAGAAAGAACTGCTGAAGCAGATTCATAAATTTGAAGTGGAAAAGCGCAGGCTGCCTTACAAGGACGCATCTGATAAGAAAATTGCCTATGTACGCTATGCCGACGATTTTATTATCGGTGTCAGCGGAAGCCGTGAAGATGCGGAGCGTATAAAGCAGGAACTCACGCAATTTGTCGCAACAAAATTGAAACTGGAACTGTCTGATGAGAAAACAAAAATCACGCACAGTTCTGAAAATGCGCGTTTTCTCGGATATGACATCAATGTGCGCAGATGTCAGGAATCCAAAAGAAAAGCCAACGGGGTTGTACAGAGGACGCTCAATAACTCTGTGGAGTTGCTCGTTCCTATGGAGCGGATTGAAAAATTCATGTATGACCGTGAGATTGTCATTCAAGGCAAAGACGGCAAACTCATACCGTGGCAAAGAAACTCAATGGCGGGTCTTACAGACCTTGAAATTGTAGATACCTATAACTCGCAGACTCGTGGAATCTGTAATTATTACAGCATTGCCAGCAATTTTTCAAAGCTAACGTATTTCGTCTATCTGATGGAATATAGCTGCCTGAAAACACTTGCAAAGAAGCACAAAACCAGAATATCGGGCGTAAAGAGAATGTTCAAATGCGGCAAATCGTGGGGCATTCCCTATGAAACGAAGAAAGAGAAAAAACACATGATGATTATGAAATTCTCGGACTTGAAACATGGGATTGTCTTTGATGAACCCAATATTGATACGGTGAAAAACCATATTCATTTTAACACAAGAAACTCTCTTGAAGCCAGATTGAAGGCTTGTAAATGTGAATTATGCGGTGCGGAAGGCGACGGAATTGCCTTTGAAATCCATCATATCAATAAGATGAAGAATCTCAAAGGTAAAGAGCAATGGGAAATGGCGATGATTGCAAGAAAGCGGAAAACATTAGTCGTTTGCAAAGAATGCCATAAGAAAATTCATCAATCGTAAGAGCATAAATGGAAAGCCGTGTACATCGAGAGGTGTAAGCACGGTTTGGGGAGAGGCTTGTGCAAACCGACATTGGAAACAATGCACGGCGGCACTTGCCTACTCTACATGCAGTATAAGCCAATCTCGCTGCCGCCGGAGGATTCGCAATTTTTATCTACCCGCGAGTTCGATGTGGAGGAAATCTGCCGTATGTTTCAGGTGCCTCCGCATCTGGTGCAGGATCTGAAGCGGTCTACGTTCAACAACATCGAGCATCAGGGCATCGCATTCGTACAGTATTCGCTCATGCCGTGGATCATCCGCATTGAAAAAGGCATCATGAAAGACCTCCTACTCGAAGAGGAACAGGACACCTACTTTCCAAAATTCAAACTCGAAGGTCTTATGCGCGGTGATTACCAGAGCCGAATGAACGCCTATGCGATCGGTGTCGGTAACGGATTCTTCTCTCCGAATGACGTCCGCAGGCTTGAAAATATGGATCTTATTCCCGATGAACAGGGCGGAAACGACTACTACCTGAACGGTTCGTATAATAAGCTTCAAGATGCGGGCGCAGCCTATAATCTGGACGAGCCGGAGCAGACAGATACAGAGGAACAGGACGAACCGAATGAAGAATCGACTGATGACAGATTTCTGCGAAAAAGGCGCAGGAAGAAAGTACGAAACGGAGGGATGTAAATGCCAAAATTCTGGGACTATATTCACGATGACAGCGGCGGCAGAGTGCTCCGCCTTGAGGGACCGATCGACTCGGATTCCTTCTGGGGTGACGAGATCACGCCGCAGGATTTCAGAGATGAACTGTATGCCGAGGACGGTGACCTCACGCTCTGGATCAATTCGCCGGGCGGCAACGTCTTCGCCGCTGCGGAGATCTACACGATGATCCGCGACTATCCGCACAATGTCACTGTCCGAATTGCAAGCATCGCTGCATCAGCGGCAAGTGTGATCGCAATGGCGGGCAATACCGTGCAGATGTCTCCGACCGCACTTCTCATGATCCATGACCCGTCCACTATTGCTTTCGGCAATGCAAAGGATATGGAAAAAGCCATTGCAACGCTGAACGAGGTCAAGGAGAGCATCATCAACGCATATGCGGCAAAAACCGGACTCAGCAGAAACCGCATCAGCAAGCTCATGTCCGATGAGACATGGATCAATGCAAAAAAGGCAGTTGAGCTGGGATTTGCAGATGAGATCCTTTTTGACGAAAAGCCCGAGCCGGACAAGAAGGAGGATGAGCCTGACGATCCGGAAGAGCCTGAGAAGCCCGATCAGGAAGGCGGTGACGATGAGGGCGATGAAAAGAAAGAGACCGAAAAGAAGCCGTTCAAGCTGGACACCGGCGATGCCCTTTGGGAGTACAGTACCCGTGTCATGGGACAGACCATCCTGGGAAAAATCACCGCTTCCGCGGCACCCGAAGGCGCAGAGCCGCCCGATAACGGCAAGGCAGATGATGCACAGAAACCTTCCGAGGA